TATCTGTTTTATACTGCGGAAAGTGACCACGAAATGTTTTGTTATCCTGTGATCGTGATTTTCCTTTTTGTGATCTGCAAACACTGCGTCGCTTGCGACCAAATGAATCGTGTGTAATACTTCCTTTTATAATCATACATATATTATATCAAATCCATGAGGATTTGTCAAGAACTATTTTTAGGTGAGGTATATTTGATCCAATATATCTTTGAACTCTTTTTCAAGTATTGATTTACTTTCTGCTAACGATAAGATTTCCACTAGCGCTATAAATAGGTTTCTAGTGTTGTTTAGGTCAAGTTCAAGAGAAACTCCCTCTTTACTTGGTTTCCATTCTTCGTCAAAGTCTTGGTAATATTTACGAATAGAAAGCCATTCTTCCCCACGAAATACTGATATTGAGAGTAATAACTTTTCATTTTTACTTTCATTATAGTATATTTCTTTTTCATAATAAGGTGGTGTATTCAAATCAATCATTCTTAATCACCTTATTTAGGGGAAGAACTTTGGTTACATCTTTGGGGTCTAACAACCTGTAAGAGTCGGTATCCCAGCAAAAGAGTAAACAATTATTAGAGCCTTCTTTGGCTCTGTTCTTTCTATTTTTAATGTAGGGAGCTGAAAAGTCCCTTGTGCATATATTGTATTTTAGTTTTCTACTATTTTTACTTCTATATGTGACATAAGCGTCTCCCGCTTCGTCCATGCGTTTTTTAAATTCTTCTTTTGTCATAGTTCCTCCAATTTAATCTAGCAAAAGTTTTTTTGAATTGTTAAATTTTTGGTTCTTTCAAAAGATGAAAAAATGCAGGGACTTGCGCCCCTGCTATAAAACTAAATTAATTATTTAGTTTTTCAATTACAGAAGTGAAGTAAACAGCTGCTTTACCTGTTAATTTAGATATGATGGCTTCATCTACATCTAAACCTGCATCAGTTAAAGCATTTGATAGAGAGTTCTGTGCGTCTGCAACAGACACTCTACCACCGCCGTTTCCGCTGGAAGATGATCTTGCAGCTGGAGTCTTCTTAACATACACTCCTGCCTTTGTCAAAATCATTCTTACACCATTCACAGATTCGCCCATCTGTTCAGCGATATCTGCTACAATTTCCATTGAGGTCTCTGGTGTAGGCTCTGCACTTGTGTACAGGTCTACTGCCTCTTGTTTTCTTGAATCGTCCCAAGCCATTCTTTTTCTCCTTAATTTTCCGAATTTGTTTTCATACTCCTCTACTGATGATGTGGCACGATAGCCTGGACACCAACCAGTAGAAGTAAGCATTTGTTGATAAAATCTGTCACTCATAGATTTATTTCCATTAATATATTATATTATAAGAAATATTTAACCATTTGTCAAGAACTATTTTTTGATTCCTAACTAAAATGCTTTTTAATTGTTTCAATTTTTTCTTCTGCTTGTGCAATCTTATCTACTTGCGTTTCTATGGCTTCTACTATATCTGGGTGTTCACCTATCCCTGCGGGATTTCTTTGGTAAACTAATATATTAGCTTTCGCCATCTCTACCTCTCCCTCTAGTTTTTTAACTAGAGCTTTTAATAAATAATTCATTTCTTTTCCGCTCCTCTTGCAAACCCTTCAATAAATGCTTTAGCTTTGTCTGTAAATATTAAAGAAAAAACTATAGCTGGAAAAAATAAAGTAAAAAAGAATAATACTATTAAAAACGACATAATCGGGTGAGTAACTAATAAGTTATTCGGATTAGCTGCTTTTATTATTTTCCAAGCAGGGTAATACAATGCCCACATAGCGGTAAATACACCACTTATGTATATGGCAATAAAATATTCCATTTTTTCTACCTTCTAATATGTTTTGTTCTTACCCCATACTGTTCTAAGTGCTTTAAGCTACCTATATTACAGGCTAAGGCATTTACATATCTTCCTGCAAACTCTAGGTGTGGAAATAGTGTATCTGATAAATCAGTACACTCTATGGTATACATTAAATATCCATAGTCTCCCTCACTTGTTTGCCATTCCCTTTCAATTATTGCAGTGCAGTTTCTCATTAGACACCAAACAATTTCATCTTTTTCAAATCGTTCAGATATGCACTGCTCTGGTAATTCTATCATTTTCCAGTTGTATTCTTCACTAGGTTGTTTTCTAGGAATACCAACCCTGTCAATTATACCTCTTACAAAAGCTGGTGATCTGTATAAGTCAGAAGCTATTTCTGATACACTCTCTCCATCTAAGTAAGACTGAACTACTGCCCTGATTTCATCTTTAGTGGCACCAGTTCCTTTCTTTTCTGCCTTTCTTCTGGCACGAAACTCTTGTGTTTCTTTAAATTCTTGTATGATATTATTTAAGCGTGTAGTGTTGTAAGTTATATTTAATATTCCGCAGGCTTCCTTTTTTGTTATAGGTTTCTCTGCCTCTAATAGATCAATTACATGCCTAATATTTGTATCACTTAGTTTTTCATAATCTTTCTTTTTCGTTCTCATTTATATAATACAAGATTATAGCATAATGTATAATCTTTAGTATGTCCTCTTTGTTGTGTCCGTTTTTCTTACCATATCTTTGAGCATATTTAATAATGTTGCCTATACAAAAGCCTTCTCCATGACCTGCGTCAATAGTAAACTCAGTAGTCTGAATCTTGCCAGCACCATAGTGCTTAGTATAAGTTCCGTCAATATGCTCAATGATATCGCCGATAATCTGGTCTTCGTTATATTTATATTTATTCACTTGTTATCCTTTTATCATACCAAGCTAATCCATCGTCCCACCAGTCGGGTCTCTCACGATGTGACCACTTAGCAAAGGTTGCCTTGTCCGTGTGATAATAAAGTCTGTAAGAGCCAATAACATCATTCTCGTCTTTTAATTCATCAGGCATAGCCATACCGAAAGGAGTTTGACCTTTACGAGGCATGTTCTTTGGTTCTGGTAGTTTGTTTATCACTTCAACTACCGACTTATGTTGTTTACCATACCTGTAATAATATTCGTCGTTTAGGGCATTTGCATAGCAGTGAACCCATTCAAAGTTGTCTAATGAAGATCGTGTCCATATTGTGCAAGGGTGGTTATACATCATAGGTAAATAAGGTGTAAGTGGTCTCTCTTCTAAAGGCAAATGTTTAATACTTGCTTTAGATTCATTCACTATTGCACTTTCTTCCTTATTCAATGCACGAGGCACAAATCCTAAAAGATGGTCTACCCATATAGCTGTGCATAATAGCTGAGCTGCCTCAAGAGGCATTTTTACTATATGCTTATCTACATGGTATTCCGCACATTTGTCAAAATCTTCGTCTAGGTAAAATAAATTCATAATGTATATTATACAAAAGATTTGACCATATGTCAAGAGATATTTTTTGAATCAAAAGGGAAGCTAGGGACGAGAATCCCTAGCTGTATATTTATTTATCTTTAGCTTTACCCACATTCAAGGCAAACCAGTCTATAACCCAGTATACCTTTTTCATCCAACCGTCATCAATTGGTGTAGGAGTAATTGCAGCGATAAATGATGCGATCATTACGATTGTTGGTATAACAGCAATCCATGATTGAATCCATTGAAAGAACTCTAACATTACTTCTCTCCTTTTACATCTATTTCTAGATGTTCCATGATGACCTCAATTCGGTCATCTAAATCCTCTAGCCAATCCTCAATTACTTCAAGTCTTTCTTGCAGAGCAGGATTTTTCTCAAAAAACTTTGCCTGCCTTTCCAACTTGTTCTTAAGAAATAGGCTTCTAAGGAACTCTATCATTTTCCTCCAAAAGCTCTACCAGCTTCTGAGATTCCAAATGCGCCTAGTGTTACTACTACAAGTGAAGTGTATATAGTATCATCAATGATTAATTCTTTTCCCATAAATGCTGTGACCAAGTCACATATTGCAAATACAACCATAAAGAAGAAAGCGATAAACCCAATGATTGCTTTTTCATTCACATCATTGTCATCTAAGAATAAGTCTATAAACTTTCTCTTTGGTGGAGCTAATTGTTTCTTAGCTGCCTCTGCTTCGGCTTTCAAAGCAGTTATGGTATCTTCAGCACTATCAAGTTTGTCCACTAAGGACATATACTTGTCAAGGTCAATATTGACCTCATTCCGATTCTCCGTTTCCATCAGTTGTTA